CTCCAACAACAACTAACAACCCATTACTTGCTCCGCTACCATTTGTCTCCAATTTGGAAAATTCATTTGACGAATTCTAATTGCTTTAATCAATGAACGGAAATTTAATTCAACGGCATCAAATTTCTTAAATGCGGATTTCAATGCACTTAAAGCTTCTTTTTTAATTTTCATATCTTTAATTTCTGGTTCAATTACCGGAAGTAAATCAGTCATTCTTTTTAACATCTGATCTGGAGTTAATGTTATATCCAATACAAATGCACGACTACGAATTGCACTATCTACTTTTTGGATTGGAAGATTAGATATGAAAATTATTTTTCCGGTAAAATCAAATGATCTAGGAAGAGCATCTCCTTCTCTATCTTTAAGAGGCTTAGCTGACATCCAACTAATAACTCGCTTATCGTAACTATCTAATGCTCCTTTTAATAAATTAACACCATCTGAATCTTTAAATACTGAATCACAATCATCAAATATAATTAGTTTATCACTATTTTCAAATAATGTAATAAACATACCTGCTGCAGTACAACGTCCTTTTACATGAACAAAATCAATACCTTCTTCAAATCCTACTTCATCTAATGTTTTTGTAATATTAAATGTCTTTCCTAATCCAGGCATTCCGGTAACAACTAATGATGGAGAAACTCCGGCTGCTACCATTTTTGTCAAGTTATTCATATCATCAAACATTGCCGATGGACGTTTCTTTTCTTGGAAAGTTTTAAAATTCATTTTCATGTTTTTGGTTTTTTGGTTTTTAGCTATACGCATATCTCTATCTTTTAATTACTTATAATTAAAGATAAGGAAAAGATCTCACGCTACCAAATCTTTTTATAGCTTTTTTTAAAAAAGACCAAAAAAAAACCCTCCATAGTAGGAGGGCTTTTAATATTAAATAATCAAATACTATATAGTATCTAGACCATGTACTAGTACTTTACCATAGAATTCAGGACGAACCATTTTCTTAGCATAACGAGTCATAACACCTTTTCTTGGAGTAAAGTTGTCTGGATCGTATACCAATGGAGTCATAATTAATGGAATGTATGGAGAATATACAGCACCTGTTTCTAGGAACTGAGATCCTCTATATCCCAATAGAATGGTATTTTCAGTCATGTATGGATTTTTATAAACTTGGAATCTATTATTAATAGCACCAACTTTTTGAACACCCATTGCAAATTGCATTTTATCACCATCTGTATCAGCAGCATATCCTGGAATTGATTCTAGAATAGTTGCAACAGTTGGAGAACATACAAGGAAGTTAGCTCCACCTCTTAAAGTTGATTGGTGAATTTTGTTCGAAACTTTCTGAATTTTAGTACCTAAAGTTTGGAACCATGTTCCTTGGTTATATGCTTGCGCTTGAGCATTTCCTGCTTGGAATGCAGTGGTTGCAGCATCATATTCATAACCAATCTTAGCAGACCATCTTTCAACAGTTTGAGCATTTTCTTGAAGCATGCCTAAAATTTCCAAATCAATTTCTTGCGAAACGTATTCAGATAACATGCTAGTCAATTCTGCTTCTGCATCAATTGAGTGGTAAGCATTCAAGTCTTGAGCAAATTCTGGAGACCAAACTGCTTTCAACTTACGTGTCTTAGCAACAATGGCTTCAGATCTCATTTCAAGATTGATTTCTGGAATATCCAATGCATTGGCAGTTTCACTGTTAGCATTTGGAGCTTGATCTTCAAAGTCACCTCTGGTAATATCAGTAGGTTGTTTGTGATAATTTACTTTTGCAGTTGCAGTATTAACTACAGCCGGTGCTGCTGTCGATACTAGGAATTCAACATGTGAATCATTAGCAGTTACTTGAGTAAATTCTGGATAAATTACTGCACCATCTAATGCTAAGTTAAATGCACGAACACCTTCAGAATCAAAACCGTCTAGGCTAGATGATGGTACTTGTACAACAAAGTGAGCTTTTCCAATATTTGATGCAGAAAATTCGCTATTAAAGTTTGTACGAATATTAAATGCAGTTTGAGACATTTTAGTAGCGCCGGCTGAAAACACATTAGTTGTCGTGTCAATAGAACCAGTTTTACAATTTGCCACTGTTAATGCTATGGTATCAACGTCATTGATAGTGTAACCAAAACGTCCTGGACCGTAAAGACCTTCAGTTCCGGCATTTGCACCTTCAGTGATACCAAAAACAGAATCTGCTTGAGAAGTTCTTCCTTGACCAGTCAAGAAATCATTTCCACCTTCAGTTCCGCCGATTGCACCTTGCTTAGTACCATATTTAAAGTCTAGATAAAATATCAGACCTGATGGCAAGTTCATTGGTTGTACAGATACAAAATCTTTAGCTGCAATTTCAGCAAAAATTCTACGAACTAATGGAAGAGCTACCCCTGCCCATTCTTCGCCGTTTGCTGATGTATTAGTAGCATTTGCTTCTGTTACCAGTTGCTTGGCTTGGTTCTCTAAAAGAACGGCCATTCCTTTTCTTTCAACCTCATTTGACATTCCTTCCAATAGGCCGGTCTTTTCCCACTTACGTTCAAGTGCGATAGCAGCAGCATTTTGGTTGGCATTGCCATTTTGAGGTAATAATGAATTAATGTTCATTGTCATTTCCTTTTTTACAGATTAGCTAATTTTTTCCATCTAGCTGTCAAATCATTTCCTTCAGAAATCACTTTCTTGTTAGGAGCAGTAGAACGGCTAGGCTTGGAAGCATAACTTTCTTTAATTGTTCTTTTTGTTTTACCAGTCAATGCAAAACCTTCTGATAATGTAGCAAATACTAGTTTAACTTCACGAATAGATGTCGCTCTGTCAAAGTTTTCAATTACTTTCATTTTCTGAGATTCATTCATTGAATGATTTCTAAACAATTTGTTTGAGAATAATAGTTTTGCATTAAGAAGATTCACTTCATTAATTTTACCTTTCAAGAAACGAATAACGTTATAAGCTTCGTCAAGGTCTTTTTTAGCCGCGCCATCATTTACACCAGCAGTGTATTGAGATTCGTCCATTTTGTCCTCGTCATCTTTAGCTTCGTCAACTTCTTCTTTCTCGTCTTCTTCTCTTAAAGCATTGATAATTTCATCAATTGAGATGTCATCATCATCACCTTTAGCTTCATCAACTTCTTCTTTTTCTTCTTCTTCTTTCAACTTTCCTTTACCAGGATCATCTTGATCAGATGAAGATGCCTTTGAAGGAGATTGACCATCGCCATTTCCTAATCCAGTAGATTTAGAAACTTCTTCTAGTTCTGGTTCTTCTTCTTCGTTCATTTCAGACTCGAGTTCTTTGATAATTGCTTCAAGTTCTAGATCTCCTTCGCCTTCCATTGCTGGCTCTTCGGCTGGCATTTCTTCTTCAAATGCTAACCCTTCAACAGGCTCATCTTCCATGTAATCTTCTTCAACTGGTGCTTCTGGTTCAGATACTACTGGCTCAGCTTCCATTTCTGGTGCTTCGTCTTCTAGTCCTTCTTCTTCGGCAAGTTTAGCAGATAACATAGATTGTAATCTAGGGGTAAAAGCTTCTTCTAATGCAATTTTAGCATTAGCAAGTGCAGTTTCTCTTACGGCTTTAGCGTCTGCAATTGCTTCTTTTAATAAATCATTTGCCATGATTTGTTCCTCTTATTTAATTTGGAAATAAGGCTATTTGAAGCCTCAATAAGTACGGAATGTACTTGAATGAATAAAATAGCGAGTGACCGATTATTGAAATACGGTATCGTTTACAATTATATATATGTAAATAAAATAAAAAACATTGCCTATAACGTAAAAAAAGTACCATTAAGGTACTTTTCTTTTAATTATTTTGGTCGTCAAGCCATTGATAATATTTTGCCTTATCAAGCTCTTCTTTACGCTTTTGGCCTTTAGATTTAAATTCTTTACGATTTTTTAAATCTTCCATTTTACCAGATTCTTTAAGTTCTCGCTTAAATGCCTTTAACGCAAAATTTATATCACCCTTAGGATATACTTTTGTAGGTAATACTTTAACGGCTACGGTTGCCCCTGGTATAACCATTTTTCGATGTTTACTTTGTTTGCTCATATAACTTATTTTTGTTTTTAATATAACAAATATATTTCAAATAACCTAATTTTATTTTAAAGATTCACCTATCTTATAATATCGGTTTAAAACAGTACCCATATCCTCATATGCCGATTCCAATCGTTGTTGCATAGAACTCATTTCAGTTGCAGTCTTTTCAAATACTTTATACGCTTCATTCATTTGTTTCATGTGTCTAGATGTAGTAACGTTATCAAACCAATGTTCAGTTTCTGATAAAGTCATCTTTTCTGCACGTTCTACTACACTTTTTAACGTCTCTGCAACTTCTTTTAGTCTACCCGAACCATATACCATCTCACCTAACTTATGAAAATTACCAACTGCTTCTAAAAATGCGGTACGCTCTTCTTTGGTCATTTTCTGGTCATCAGTTTCGCCTAAATATTTTTCATTTAAGATATGTTTCATTAATTGATTTTCATATTTTTTCATTATATATCTCCTAAGCGTTTAACCATATTTTGTTTACGGTCTATCATTTTACGTAAACCTTCAATTTGGCGCTCTGCGCCTTGCATATACCGAGCAACTTGATTTTGCATTTGTTGATATTGAGAATCACCAGTTTCTTCATCTTTTTGTTCTAACGATGTACCAAGCTCTTGTTCAAAGTCTTGCATTGCCTGCAGTAACCCATCTACTTGCTCTAGATAATACTGATAATCAATTGGTTCTGATTGTTCTCTTATTA